CGCGGGGGCCGGATCCGGCCCCGCGGGCTCGCGGCCGGCGGGCGCCCGCCCGGTCTCCCGTCGACGGACACCGTGCCGATCTGGGCTACTCCTGGGGAGTTCATGGTCCGGGCTGGAGCCGTTCGGAAGTATGGAGAAGACACTCTGGCCGCCATCAACCAGGGCCTGATCAACCCCATGGCCCTGCGCGGGCTCTCGAACGTGTCCAGCGGAGCTCCGACCCGTTCCCGTTCTGGGGGGTATGCTGATGGTGGAGAGATCATTCCGAGCAAGACCGTGCCTGTGGCCGGCCCCTCGGGTGTCTTCCAGGCGGCGGTCGTGGCAAACGAGGAACACATGGACAGGCTCCTGGCTGGAGGGAAGGCCGCGCAGATCCGGTTCATCCGGAACAACTCCCGGACCATCAACTCCCTCCTCGGAGGGAGGAAGAGATGAGCGTAGAGTCCCATCCCACTTTTCCGGCTTGGAACCTCTACGGGCTCCACCACAACTGGGAGACCTCGTGCTCCCTGGAGACCGCCTTCGAGACGACCGTGACGTCCGCCGCCGACTCCGTCAAGGAGGAGCGCCGGAGTCTTCTTGGCCACCCCGCCAGGACCATGGACTTCAACTGGAGGGGGCTCACCCGGGAGAAGCTCCACAAGCTCCTGGTCCACCTGCGGAACATCTCCTCGGGCTACTGGGTGGCGCCCCTTTACCCTGACCAGATCCTCCTGGCCCAGAACTACACCAGCGGCACAACGATCTACGCCCCGACCACGGACCGCCGCTTCTTCGAGGGAGGCAGGGTCCTGGTCCTGGCGGACGACGGCACCTTCGATTGGGCGGAAATCTCCTCAGTGCTCGAGGACAGGCTCGTCCTCGAGAGCGCCCTGGCCAACAGCTATCCGGCCTCCAGAACCTCCATCTTCCCCTGCCTCGACGTGGAGCCCCTGATGCTGGCAGATGCCAGCTTCATCACCGGGCGCGTGGCGGACCTGAGCCTGACTGTCCAGGAGATCATCGGGCCCAACACCCTGCCGGGACAGGTCGGAGTCCCAGACGGGTTCGACACGTTCCAAGACCTCCCGATCCTGGACTTCGAGCATAACTGGATCGAGGCCTTGAGTGCCTCCTTCTCCCGGGAGGGATCCCTGGACACCCTCGGCCGGGGCAGGGTGTTCCACCTCCGGGGCAGCCGCCCAAGACTCATCTTGAACCCCTCCCTGCTGCTGCAGCGGGCGGACGCCATGCAGATGATCCGACTCTTCGAGGGGCGCAAGGGCCGGGCCCTGCCATTCTGGCAGCTCGACCCGGAAGATGTATGGGAAGTCCTGAGCCGAGACTCCGGAGGGCTGAACATCGAACCTCAGGGGGAATTCGAGGATTTCGAAGATTCCTTTGACTTTTTGGGCATCAGGGACGTAAATGGAAAGGTCCACGTTCGGGAGGTGCTGTCACTGACAGACTACACGACCTACTGGAGGGTGTCCGTGAGTCCGGCGATGCCGAGCGAGCAGATTGTCTCTGTGGCCAGGGCCCGACTGACTCGGTTCAACACAGACGCTCTCGGGGAGGAGTGGGTCAGCACGGAGGTGCTCCGGGCGGGGTTTGAAACCATCGAGCTGCTCGAGGAGGACATCTAATGGCCAGGGCGATCGATCAGGCCAGCAAAGACACCTACATGCTGGTGAAGTTTACCTACGGCGACTCCTCCGCCGTGGCCTACACGAACTGGACCCGCTCGATCGCCGGCACTCCGACGTTCTCCTCGACCCCCGCCATGGAAGTCGTCCTCCCTAAGAATACCGGGACCCTGGACGACGAGGAGCTCTCCATCCTGCTCCCGAGGAACACGTTCACCGACCGGCTCTCCAGTGGCGTAGCCCACTCCCCCTGCTACGTGGAAGTGTGGGAGACCATCGACCCGGTCGACGGGACGGACGAGTCCTCCCTGTTGCAGGCCTTCAAGGGTCCGGTGACCTCCACCATCCGGCACCCGAACGGCCAGAGGAACCGGGTGGAGATCAAGTCTCAGCTCCGGAAGTGCCGGCTCAAGGTGCCTCTGGGTCTGCCAGCGAACGAACAATGCCTCCGGACCCTCGGGGTCGGGCTTTGTCACGCCACCGTCCTGCAGAGGACTGGCCTGGAAGTCGTCAGCATCCTCGGTCGGATTCTGACCGTGGCGAGCTTGGACACGACCTCGCTGGAGGACCGACACTTCCACAGGGGCTACCTGGTCTTCGATAACCTGCGACTGGCCATCCGGGATTGGAGGCTCGCCACCCCGACTCAGTTCCTCCTCTCTCGCCAGGCCCCCTCGGAGTGGGTAGGGGAAGAGATCATTGCCATGTCCGGGTGCGACAAGTCAATCGAGACTTGCAGGCGCCGCTACGATGCCGAGGAGGACTTCTTCGGCATCGGCTATGCGATCCCGGCCTACACCCCGATCCTGGAGAACGGGGCATGAGACGCCATTACGTGCCCAACATGAGGTGGATCGACCTGGAGGAGCCAGCACTCGGGGCGCTCCGGAACGTGCTTCTGTCGTGGGAAGGAACGCCCTACGCGGCAGGCCAGGCGTGCAAGGGAGTGGGCGTCGACTGCGTCCGGTTTGTCTGTGAGGTCTTCCGGGAGTTGGAGGGCTGGGACTCGATCCCGCTGGTCTCCATCCCGGCTGATGCCTCCCTCCACAGCCGTGAGGGAGCCATGGCAGCTTTCCATCAGATCCTGGTGGCGTTCCAGCCGGCCAGAAAGGTGAGCTCCATCCAGCCAGGCGACGTGCTGATCGTGGGGCCGGCCCACGGCGGCCCGGGCCACGCCATGATCGTCGGGTGCTCCCCCAACGTCCTGATCCATGCAGCCCCGTCCGGAGTGGCCCGGACCGGGATCGGGTTCGTGGAGGGCTACCAGAAGATTTTCGGGATCTACCGCAAGGACAAGAGTGCCTGGGGGAGGGCGAGATGATTTGCGCCGTAGAACTTGGGATGATGGCCCTCAGCGTCGGCCTCTCCATCCTTGCCGGGATGATGCTCAAGAAGAAGGTCAAATCCCCCCTCGACGACAAGCCCACGACCCTGACCACTCGCGGGTCCTACGTCCCCTGGCTCTTGGGGCAGAGGACCATTGCCCCGGTCTTTGCTTGGGCCGGCCAGAGGAACTCCAAAAAGGAGAAGCTGAAGGACGGTGGCAAAGGAGTGGGGGGAGCATCTGGCGAGAAGACCAAGGTGTTCTATGAGGCGGGCTGGCACCAGATTTGTGTCGGGCCCGTGGACGAGCTCTTGCAGATCCGACAGAACGGCACGGTGATCTTCGAGGGCCCGATCTCCCGCACCTCTCACCCCAGTGGGTCTCTGGTGGAGCTCGCGGAACGAGAAGGGTCATTCTACATCTACTGGGGGGAGGAAGATCAGCCGGTTAACACCTTCCTGGGAGACGCGGACAGGGTTGGAATCTCCTCCAGATGGGCCGGCCTTTGCTACGTGGTCTGGTGGCGGAAGCGGCTGGGCCCTAGCCCTCAGTGGCCCCAGCTCGAATACGTGGTGAACGTCAAGCCGCGCTCGACTCTTCTCGAAGACTCTGAAGGCTACTGCCCGGCCACCTGGACCATCGACACGGGCTACTCTTGGGAGATCCTCGGAACTCGCCCGATCACGGCAATCCGCCTGTTCCCGAAAACAGCCGGAGGCGGGGCCTATGAAGGAGGGGTTCCTGTGGAAGAGGTTGGGGTGGCCCACATCATGGAACCCTACCTCATCACCAACCCTTCTCGGAACATCTTCCAAGCCGTCCCGGGAGATCCGGATGAGGGCCATTACATCCTCGATCCCCTGAATGTGACAAATCCTCAACACTTCGGGGATGGGACGTTCCACTACGTGAAGCGGGAGAATGGCACCACAATCCGCTCCATCGCGGCTGGTCCGCTCTCAGGCATCTCGGGGGAGTGGACCTATAACGAGGCAGAACGCCTTGCTCCTGGCACCTATAACATCACCAAGATCTTCCCGGTGGGGGGAGTCTCTGGTGCGAGCGTGGCTGGCCATGTCCGCAAGCACTACCACTACTTCTCCGTCGAAGGCACGCGAATCGACCACTACTTCAACATCCCTATCGTGGGATTCCTGGATGGAGCGGAAGGCACCGGCTACATCGCGGTAGGGGGCGACTGGTCCGAATACATCCGCAAGGGAGAAATTGAACTGGTCGGCAACGGCATGGCCGATGGGACATATGCGCTCTTCAAGAAGTCCGAATACGTTGAGCATCATGCCTCCTGGACCGAAGAGGACCATGCTGCAGCGTTCGAGGTTGCCAAGGGGCTGACTTGGTGGTTCCCGGCCGGACAGGTTATCCGCATCAAGGACAACTCCGGGATCCCGGATGGGGACTACATCGTCTCCCGGTCTGAAGACTCTCCTCTCCTCGACGGGACGACCAGAGTCTATCTGGAGCAGGATGTCACCGACATCACGGCCGATGGCGAGATCGAGGCTTGGTATTACCGGACCCCGGACTACGGGGTGAATCCGGCGCACGCCATTGCGGAGATGCTGTTCTCCCCGTGGCCTTACGGGCTGGGGCTGGACCAGGACGAGTGGGACCTGGATTCCTTGGAGGAGGTGGGAGAGTATTTCGACCCGGACGTGGGACAGCGACTCTTCACGAGCTGGCTCGCCACGGAAGGCGAAGAGATCGAGGCGCTTTTGGGCGCCGCCATGCAGGACCTCGGGCTGGCGATCATCTGGGATACCGCTACCGGCAAGCACCGCTTCCGGCTCATCCGGGACCCGGAAGAGACCACGCCCTCGGAGGTGCAGGAGATCTCCGACGACATCATTCTCGAGCCCCTGCCGCAGATCGAGACCCTGCATGCGGACCAGAGGCCCAACCGGCTGGTCTTTGCGTTCCCGGACAGGCAGATGAACTACAGGACCTCCACCATCGCCATCGACGACGATGGGCAGGCGAGCTTCCTTGAGTATCAGAAAGCCCAGGAGGTCAAACTCACCATCATCGATCACTTCGACCCGGCGGCCATCGTGGCAGAACGCCGAAGCCAGGAGGAGCTGGCAGGGGGGTCGACGTTCATGTTCAACATGAACAGGTCGGCCAGGGAACTGTTGCCGGGGGATGTTCTTCTTGTGGAAGGGTTCGACGAGCTCCTCCGGGTGACCGGGGTCGAGTTCCAGGGGGACGAAGGGACAGTCAAGGTGGAGTGCATCACGGACATCTTCGGCACGCCCGTGAGCACGTTCCGTGCGGGACAGGGAGCGCTACCTTCTCCGGCCGAAAGTCCTGTGGAGGACTTGGCCTTCCGCGCCTTGGAGATCCCGGAGCACCTGTCCGGAAAGGGGAACCAACTGATCGGGGTCCCACGCATCCGGGCGAACCAGGCCGCAGGCTCTTCGGACATCTTCCTGTCCCTGGACGACCTGACTTACACCTACAACTCGACGGACTACGAGGTGCACTCGGGGGGAACCCTAATCGACGCCCTCGCAGCGGACGGCGAGCTCGAGGAGGCCGAGGGGCCGACGTTCACGATCCAGGGTCCGGATATTCTGGATGCCGTCGAAGACCTGACCGGTGACGACTACAACTGGAGGGCCGGCCGGCAGATCGCTTTGATCGGGGACGAGATCTGCTTCTTCCAGAAGGTGACTGCCATCAGCGGCACCACCTACCGGCTCGACGGGCTGATTCGCGCCCGGTTCGACACCCGACGCGCCGCACACGCGGAAGGCACCCAGATCTACTTGTTCCTGCGGGACAACCTGAACCAGCTCTCCGACCTGCTCCTGAGCGTAGGTGCGGATCTCTACACGAAATCCATCCCTGCCGGGGTGAGCGCAGACGTGGTCGACCCGGACAACCGCACCCTGGCTGGGAAGGGCGTGCGGCCCATGGCCCCGGAGAACCTGCGGCTGTCGGCCCCGTTCCCGTGCTTGGCCGGGTTCAAAACGGGCAACGACCTGACCTTGAACTGGGAGTATCTGAGCTCCCTGACCCCCAGGTCCGGAGCCGGTATGCAGGGCTATGGGGCTATCTGTGGCGCCTCTGAGGTGGACGGAGAGTTCCGTCTTGAGATCCTTGACGGGTCTGACGTGGTCAAACGGACCGTGACTACGTCAGGCTTGACTTACGACTATTCCAACGCTAATATGGTCTCGGACTTCACGTCCGAGCCCTCTTCCCTGAAGGCGCGGCTGACCATGGTCAGGGGTGGCCTGGACAGCGAGTCGATCACCCTGGAGATTGTGAGGTTCTAATGGCCAGACCTGATCCGGACAGCATCAGCATCAGCCACGGCTTGGAGTCGTGGGATACCGCCATCGAATCGAAGTTCGACCTCATCTTCGACACTCCGATCCCGTTGGCGGTGTATGCGGACTTCGCATCTTTGCCGGACGCCACGGCATACGAAAACTGCCTGGCGATTGCGGAGGACACGAACGACCTCTACATCTCTGACGGGTCGGATTGGATCCTGGTGGGGGTCACCACGTTCCTCGGGCTGTCCGACACACCGTCCAGCTTCACTGGCCAGGGCGGCAAGATCCTGGCCGTGAACGTGGGCGAAGACGCCCTAGAATTCATCTCTCCGGCTGCTGGAGGGAAGGGGTTCACCGGCAAGGATTTCTACGCCGACTTCTCTACCTCGGAGACGGACACCGGGCTGGCCTGGACTGACGGGAAGAAGATCTACCAGAAGGTCATTGCCATCGCTGCGTTCCCGAACGCGGCCGGGTCGCCTTCTCTCCTTCAGACCGCTCATGGAGTGGCCGGCATCGCCAAATTCGTCGATGCCTGGGGCTACGCAAAGAATGCGGCCGGGGAAACCATCCCCCTGCCCTACATCCATTCCGCGAGCGCCGGATACGGGATCTCCCTGGCTGTGGACGCCACCTACATCAACACCAGAGGCTACGGGGCGGACTTCTCGGGCTACTCTGGCCATGTGGTGATCCAATACACCAAATCCACCGACGGTGCCGCCTCCTCCGATTGGCCGAGCTACTCGGCCACGGAACAGGTCACAGGCCGCAAGCATATCAACGGGAAGCCGATCTACCGGAAGTCGTTCGTGAGTCTGGCGGGGCCATACAACACCCTCACGACGTTCAACCACGAAATCGACAACATCGAGGACGTGGTGGCCTTGCGGGGGGTCATCACCAGCTCCGCTACGGTGGACGGCATCATTGTCCCGGGATATTCGGACAATAACGGGGTGAACAGGGCCTGCTGGCTCTACTCCACCAGCACGAAGATCGGCTGGCAGACGACCACAACCGACTACTCGGCGCGGACCAATTCCCACATCCACATCGAATACACCAAGTCCACCGACCAGGGAGTTGACACATCTTCATACCTCGGCAAGGATCTGTCCTTCGAGGAGGTCAATACCGGGGTCAAGTGGATCGACGGGAAGTGGATCTACAAGAAGGTCGTCCGCACCGGGACCGGCCCCAATGCGGTGGGGATCGGCCACCACCTGAACATCCCAAACCTGGATCAGGTCCTTCGGATTCGAGGGACGGCCGCCAACAGCACCGATCACATCGGGCGCATGGCCACCCCTCTGTTCTACACCTTCGGAGCCTCGAAGCATCTGAAGTATACGGTTTCCGAAACCAAGCTCTCCATGGCCACTCAGGCGTCCGCGAACATGACCCAGATCACGGACGAGATCCTGACCATTCTCTATACCAAGACCGTCACCACTCCGCAGTCGAATGGTGGAGTCATCCGCTCCAGCGTCTCCCTCTACGTTGTTGCCTCTGGCGGCAGCTCCACGGGTGACGGGTCGCTGACTGCCCCCTTCGACTCCATTTCCAGCGCACTGGCTTGGCTGGCCGATAAGTGGATCGTCCCCACGGCCACGGTCACGATCTCGGTCGGGGCCGGCACCTACACCAGCACCAGCACTCTGAACCTGGACCACCCGTGCGCTAGGCGCATCCAGATCACCGGCTACACCACGGCGGGGACCAATCGGACCATCGCCGGGGTGAACACGGGGACCAAGACCTTCACGGTCAACGGGGTGGATTGCCGCACCGAGTTCCCAGCCGGAGCCGTCTGCAAGGTCTTCGGTTCGACTCTGAACGACGGGGCGTTCACCGTGGCGTCCAACGGCTACTCCGGGGGCAACACCACCATCGTCGTGAATGAGACGATCCGCAGCTCCACGGTGGACGGATCGATCATCGGCTACGGGCTCGTGAATCGGATCCTCTCCTTCACCGATGTTGGCGGCCTCTCCATCACCAGGTGCTTGGGATTGCTCGATGGATTCATTATCCTGGGCAACGGAGGCGGCACCGCTCAGATCGGGGTGGACATCAAGAGCAGCTCCATGGTCACCATGGGGAACAACGTCATCATCAAGGGCTTCTCTGGGGTGGGCCTGAGCCTCTCCGAGTCCTCAGCTCTGGCTGCTGGGGACATCGTGGTGGCAGCCAATGCCGGAAACAATCTCCAGCTCTCCGGGGGGTCCTCTGCAACATTCACTCCGGTTTCGACCCGGGGCGCGGCCTTCTGCCGGTCGAGCGCGGCTCGTGGAGCCTACATCACCTACAACAGCTCGGTCCTCTGCCTCTACATGATCGCCACCGAGAATCAGCTCTCGAATTGCGAGTGCTTCATCGGCGGGCTGATTGTGGCCAACACCGGGGATTTCAACTACTCCGTGGCCGGGGCCGGCATCTACCTCCGGTCCGGCTCGAAGGGCTACTTCCTCTCCGGGCCGTCAGCCCGCTACAACGGGGCGAACGGCATCCATGTCCTGGATGGATCGAGCTGCAACACCAGCACGCTGGTTGCGACACACAACACTGGATATGGGGTTCTGGCCAGTGGGCAGTCGAGCCACTCGATGGACAACTCGACGACCACGGACAATACGGTCGGCGCTGCCTCCCCGGCTGTGGGGTCGGAAGGCAACAATAACAGCCTGAATTACGGGAGCTAACATGCAAGCCGTCGTCAAGAACAACATCGTCGTCGCCACCCACCCGGACCATGTGACCATTCCTGAGGGGGCCTACCCGGGCGCGGAGATCGTCCTGGTCCCGGGCCCCGAGGTCGGACTGATCCCCGGTGACAGGTTCGACCCCAAGGAGAGGCCCGTGGCCGCCCGCGAGACCGAGGCCCGGATCCTCCGGGACAAGCTCCTGGCTGCCTCAGACTGGACCCAGCTCGGGGATGCGCCCCTGTCCGCCTCCCTCAAGGCCGAGTGGGTCACCTACCGGCAGGCCCTCCGCGACCTGGACCTCCAGGCAGAGAAGATCGTGTGGCCGCCACAGCCCGAAAAAAGTTCGAGAATTTCCTAGCGCCTAGCCAATGGCTGGCGTATCATAAGGGCAGAAGGGAGCCAGCCATGGGCAGTAGGATCGACGAGGTGACCGTGGCGTGGGTGGGGCGAGAGTTCCACCCCAAGACCAACGACGACAAAGCTGTCTACCTGTTCCTGGAGCGCCCCACCAAAGGATCCTATGGAGGCATGTATTACTTCTGGAGGGTATCCGATCCCTCCTACAAGATCCGCATGCCGGCCGGGATCGCTGTCCACTTCGGCATCCAACCGGGGGACCTGCACCCCATTCTGCAGAAAGTAGAAGGAGTCCAACGATGACTGGCAAGTGTTCCTTTCTCGACTATCTCCAGACGTTTGCCGAACGGCTGCCGGACCAGATCTCCGCAGGCGACCCCGTGGAAGTGACCGTCGAGACCAAGGGTGAGGCCCGGGCTGCTCAGGCCCTTTTCGTCCCCGGGTCGGACCTCTTCCAGCGGTTCGGTTACTGGGCAAAAGCCCAAATGCCTGCTACCCTCCTGCTCCAAAAGGTGGATGCCCTGAAGCTCCTGGGCGCCACCATCAAGGTCCTGAACAAGCACGGGCGTGCGGCAATCCTGAGAGGACCCACGGGCAACCTCCAGGTCGGATTCAAGAAGAGAGGTGCATGATGCTGGTCTTCCTCCAGGTGTCGGCTGTCGCCATGTCCGCCGCGCTGTGCGGGTTGGTGCTCCTCTACGGGAAGGAGTTCTGCAAATGAAGCGTCAAAGCCTCATTCTTGGACTCCTGGCACTGATCGTGGTTGGGGCTGTCCTAGCTCTGTCCCCTGTCACCATTCCGGCCCCCTCCGACCCTTGCCCTGTCCGGAACGAGCGCACCTACACGATCAGCTACGTTCGCCACTCCGTGGTGGACATTCATGTCGTGATGACCTACCTCACGGACGGAGAAAACCCCACTACCTATGAGATGGAGTGGGGCGGCAGCGGGCTGATCCTGGATGCCCAGGGGAGGGTTTTGACCAACTGGCATGTGGCGGACGACCAGAAGACCCCCATCAAGAGGGACTACAAGATCACGCTGGCCGACGGTCGGGTCTTCTCTGCCGTCTTCCTCCGGGCGGACATGGACGTAGACCTGGGTCTGCTCCAGATCTGCGACCCTCCTGAGGGCCTCTGGGGGGCTGTTCTTGGGGACTACGATCCGATCCTGGGCCAGGATGCCCTCGTGTTCGGATCGCCCCGTGGGCTGCGCGGAACGGTCACTCACGGCATCGTGAGCGGGCTGGACCGGGAGATCAATGTCCGGCTCTGCCGGCACCTCTCATCCCCTCAGACCTCGGTGCTCTACAAGGGGCTCCTCCAGATCGACGCCCCTATCAACCCAGGGAACTCTGGAGGGCCGGTGACGGACCTCTACGGTAGGGTGATCGGCCTGGTCAACTGCGGCGGATCTGGAGATGGGATGGGCTTCGCGGTCCCTTTGAAAAACATCAAGAAATTCCTGAACGGATAAAGTGGCCGAACGTCTTCCGGAACAGTTCGATGGCCCCCTCCCTACTCCGAAGAGTAGGTTGGCCAAGGCCGCAGACGAGAAGCGAGAACGACAGGAGTTCTGGCATCTAGCCTTCCTCTACGACCAGATGACGCTGGAGGAGAAGGAAGAGTTCGGGCTCTTTGACAGAGTAGTCATGGCCTACCGGATCTGTCGCCAACTGTGCCGCACGAAGGGGATCCTCAGTGATGACGAGCCCCTCTGCGCCACTGTTGGCCACAGCCCCTCTCCCTGGACGGCCGCCGTGGTCTCCTCTCCCCAGGAGGACACAGACGACCTGTCCCTGGAGGCCAAGGTGTCGGCCCTGGCAACCCCCACGCCCATTTACCCACCGGAGGACGAAGAGGACGAGAGCTTCGAGGCTTTCTTTGCTGCGGCTCAGGAAGCCGCGAGGCGCCTCCAGCTCCACTCCTACAGCGCCTTCGGCAGCCAGTTCTTGCTGGACCCGAAGCACAGGCCCCTTTGGCCCAGCCCCTACACCATCCTCTCCTACGAGCACCGTCTGTTGGGGGAGATCACCAGCATCGAGATGAAGAACGGCCAGGTGGCTGTTCGAGAGGAACTGATCCTGAAGGGGTTCTTGGCTTGGGAGGTTGAATCCCTAATCAAGATCTCCAGGCACGTCCTGGTCCGCAACGTCCTCATGTCCACGGAAGAGGCCAGGGCAGTCCTCGCCCTCCGGATCGAAGACCTCATCCAGAGGGCGAGGAAGCCAGACGGTGCAGACATTCGTGCAGAGCTCGCGGCACTCAAGCTGATGGCTTGGCTCCACGGGCTGCACAAGACGGAACCTGATGATGGCATGGGAGAAGCCATCGACGTCGTTCGGAATGAGGAGATGAAGGAAAGAAAGGAAAAGGCGACATGAACGTGACGGTAGTGAAAGAGGGCCTCGAGAAAGTCCTGAGCGACATTCTCAAGGAGGCAAACAACGGCTCGAAGGACCTCCAAGAGCTCGCCAAGCAGATCGCCGCGACAGCGGTTCAGATCGCGGCCTCCACGGCGGCGAGTGGCGACGTGAGCCAGACCAAGCTCTACCACGAGCTCCTGGCCCAGACCCTGCTCCTGGCCGAAATCGCCCGGGTGCGGCTGGCCAGGGAAATCATGGCGCGGGTGCAAGCTGCGATCCAGACGGGATCGCAGATCCTGATCACGGCACTGACCCAGGTTTGAAAGGAGACAGGATCATGGAGTGGTGGAAAGACTATTCGAAGGTTCTCGGATTGGCGATGCTCGCGGCCGGCCTGACCCTCATCCTCGTCGGCAACACCGACATCGGCATTCCCCTGCTCGCAGCCGCAACGGGCGTGGCCCTGGGCAAGTCCGGCGGCACGAAGGTGACTGGTGTGCTCCTGCTCGCCGTCCTGGCCCTGCCTCTCGCCGGCTGCCAGACCGGCATGGTCCGGGTGGATGCCATCGAGCCGGCCCTTACGAGCGTGATGGAGCGCCACGACACCTACGTGAAGGAGGACCCCAACCTCACGGATCTGATGAAGGAGATCTACCTCCGAACCACGGAACTGCTCCGCAAGCTGCTCGAGGAGGCGAAGAAGTAGAATGAACAAAGAGAAGAGAGCAGCTCGCAAGAAGGCCTACTATGAGGCTAACCGAGAGCAAATCCTTGCTAAGAGTAAAGCCTACCATAAGGCTAACCGCGAGCGCTCTCTTGCTCAAAGGAAGACCTACAGAGAAGCCAACAAGGAAAAGATATTGGCCCAAAAGCTGGCTTATCGGGAAGCTAACAGGGACGAGCTGAGAAAAAAGGCAATAGCTTATTATCAAGAAAACAGAGAAGCAATAACTAGTAAGACCACAAAACGAGTTAGAGCACGTAGACAGTCAGATATAGTATTTAGGTTGCGTAAACAACTAAGGTCCAGGGTCTACTGTGCAATCAAAGGCAACTTCAAGTCTGGCTCTGCCGTCCGGGACCTCGGCTGCTCCATAGAATACCTGAAAGCCTACCTGGAGGGCCAGTTTGAGCCTGGCATGAGTTGGGACAACTGGGGACGACACGGCTGGCACATTGACCATATCCACCCTCTGGCATCATTCGACTTGACCGACCCAGAGCAGTTCAAGCAGGCAGTTCACTACACCAACCTCCAGCCCCTGTGGGCGAAGGATAACTTAGAGAAGGGGACGAAATGAGCAAAGCAGAAGAGATGGAAAACTGCCCACTCAGCGAGCCCTTCATGCTGCGCTTCGAGAACCTGGAGGGAGACATCCAAGAGATTCGCAAAGCCCTTCTAGGTAACGGTCGGCCTGGGCTCCTGGACCGTGTCTCTAAGGCCGAAGGGCAAATCAAGGTCGTCTACGGGGTCCTGGGGGCACTCGGGGCTGGGGTGATCGCTCTTATCGTTCGTCTGGTAGACAAGCTGTTCTGATGGCCGCTCGGACCAGGTTCGGCAAGGCGTGGGAACGGGTCTTCCCAGAGATCAAGCGGGATCTCTTTGCCTACTCCTGGTATCTGAACTGGAAGCCCACAGCCCAGCAGCAGGACGTCCTCGAGCTTTGGATGAACGAGAAGCTCGGCCGGCTAGAGGAGAAGAAGGGCCGCATCGCCATCAAGTCCGGGCAGGGACCAGGGAAGACCACCCTGACGGGCGTTGGCATGTCCTGGAGCGTGCTCCAATACGTGGACACCCTCGGGATCGTCACGGCCCCCACCATGCGCCAGTGCAAGGACGTCTGGCTGTCCGAGTTCCGTCGAACCATGGGCAACGCATGCCCTCTGCTCCAGAAGATCATCATCCCCTCCAAGTCCAGGGTGACGTTCTTCAACCGACCGGACTGGCAGATCCGGCTCATCTCCTCTGCCAAGCCAGAGAACGCCCAGGGCTTCCACCAGAAGCGCCTGATCTTCCTGGTCGAGGAATGTGCCGGCGTGCCTCGAGAGATCCAGGAGCAGATCAAGGGAACCCTCACGAACGAAGACTCCCTGCTGGTCTGCATCGGAAACCCCAACCTGCGGGACTGCGCGTTCTTCGACTGCTTCAACAAGGACCGCGAGCTCTGGCACACGTTCACCATGAACGCGGAGGACTCGGAGATCGTGTCCAAGGAGAACATCGAGCGCATCGCGGAAGAGTTCGGAAGGGACAGCGACGTTTTCCGTGTGCGCGTGCTCGGGGAATTCCCGGAGCAGGACCCCAACACCGTGATGAACCCCGACGACCTCGAGGCGTGCTCCAACAACGACGCCTTGAAGTTCTCCCAGACCGGGAACCAGAAGCAATTTGGCCTCGACCTTGCGCGGTTTGGGTCGGACGAGAGCGTGGTGGCGCAACGCAAAGGCAACGCCATCATCGGCTACAAGTTCTTCGTCAAGAAGGAGCCCATCGAGGTCTGCCGGTATGCCCTGCACCTGCAGCTCGCCTGCAACTGGGGCGACTCGGATACCGTGTTCGTCCCGGACGCCGGAGGACTTGGTCAGGGAGTGGTGCACGTCTTCAAGGGCAAGAAGCACCTCGAGTTTCACTCGGAAGGCGTCTCCACAAAGAAGGAATACGCCAACCGCATCACAGAGGCCTACTTCTGCCTTCGGGACAAGGTGCGGAACCGAAGCATCAGCATCCCAAAGGACCAGAGACTCATCTCCCAGCTTGCGACCAGGCAATACTACATCAACAAGAAGGGACAACTGATCCTGGAGGCCAAGGACGACTACATCAAGCGTCTCGGGCATTCCCCAGACCGAGCTGACGCCGTTGCCCTGGCCTTCTACGACCGGGCGATCTCTGGGGGCTATGTGGGGCTACATCCATGATCTGTAAGTGCGGGGGCAGGATCACCATCACCCACTCCTTCAGCGACCCGACATGCGGGAGGACGAGCCAGGGGTTCTGCCAGAAGTGCTTCAAGAAGTTCACTTGCGTCTCGGTGATCTATACTGAGGCAAGCGGGAGGGGAAAAGGGGCTCACGCCACCCTCCAGCGCTTGCGCAAAGGGGACCTACAGGTAAAATTCGAGGAGTCTAAGGAGGTTCGCGGTGCCAAAGAAGAAGCCGAAGAAGTCCCCCACCAAGGGGTCGGGATGGAACGAGGCATCCTACATCCAGAGGATCAAGTCCCTGGAGAAAGCCCTCAAGGACCAGAAGGGAACCGGCCAGAACGTGGTGAATCTGGAACGGAAAGCCCAGGCCCTGGAGGGGCAGCTTCAGGATGCGAAGGAGGCCCTGGAACGGGCCCGGCCCCTGATCCAGGAGAACAACCGGCTCCGGTCGAAGCTCCGGGCAGGCGAGGGCGCCGCCGAAACGATCGTAGAGATCGTGGGCGGGCTCCTGGCGGAACGCCCAACGCAGATCCTCGTCCCCCAGCCCCAGGTCCTGAAAGGGCCCTTCCAGAAGCCAAGTGAGCCCAACATCGGCCTGGTGCACCTGAGCGACCTGCACATGGGCGCTGTGACCCCGTCCTTCGACTCCAAGATCTGCGCGGACCGAATCCGCGAGCTGGGCCGCAAGGTCACGCGGTGCCTCCGGGTCCACAACACGGCCATGCAGGTGGAGGAGCTGCATGTCCTGCTGGGGGGAGATTTGGTCGAAGGGGATCAGATCTTCCCCCACCAGGCCCACCTGATCGACCAAGAAGTCTTCGCCCAGGCTTGCTTCGCCTGCCCAGAGGCCCTGGCGGAGATCGTGGCCGGCTGGGCCAGCGTCTTCCCCAAGATCAAGGTGGTCGGGGTGAGGGGGAACCACGGACGGTGCGGGTCCAAGCACACTTCCAGCAGCCCCAAGACGAACTGGGACGCGGTGTGCATGAAGATCCTCTCCATGCTCCTGAAGCCCTTCGAGAACGTGGAGATCAAGCTCAGTGACACCTTCTACATCGTGGACAAGATCTTCCCGGAGTGGAGCATCCTGCTCACCCACGGGGACCAGATCCGGGGCGTGAACGGAGTGCCCTGGTATGGGACCCAGAGGAAGGCATCCGGCTGGGTCGACTCCATCCCGGAGTTCTGGAACATCCTGATGGCAGGACACTTCCACACGCCCATGAGCGTGTGCCAATCCGACCGTTGGATCTTCGGCAACGGCACCCTCAAGTCGGGAGACGAATACGCCCTGAGCCAAATGGCCGCAGCCGGCACGCCCTCCCAGCGCCTCCTGGTCGTGAACCAGAAGCACGGCCCCATCTGTGACCTGATGATCCGCCTGACCTCGGGGCTCCAGTGAGCCGACAAAGCCGGCGGAAGCGCCGGCAGTCCTACTTTGATCGCCGCCTCAGAAGGGGCGCTCAGGGTCCAGGAGGACCAAGGAGAGGAAGAAGGTCGAGATGACACCAGAGGAAAGTAGGGCCTACTATAAAGCCTACCGTGAGGCCAATATGGAGAAGGTCCTGGCGCGGGAAAAGGCATATAGAGAAGCAAACAAAGAAAAGATCAAGGCTCGGAAGAAGGCCTACTATGAAGCCAACAAGAAGAAAAAGAAGGTCAGCGACAAGGCCTACCGCGAAGCCAACAAGGAGAAGATAAAGGCCCTGCAGAAGGCCTACCGCGAAGCCAACAAGGAGAAGGCCAAGAATTACCACAAGACCTGGAGGGAGGATAACAAGGAAAAGATGAAGTCCTACTATAAGGCCTACCGGGAGGCCAATAGGGAGCGCCTATGTGAAAAAGATAGAATATATCAAAGAACACACAAAGAAGATAGGAAGAATTATTATTCGAAAGAATACAACAATAATCCAGAATTCAAACTAAGAATGCTCCTTAGGTCAAGACTAAACAGAGCCATTAAGAACAGCCAGAAGACAGGCTCTGCTGTCCACGACCTCGGCTGTTCCGTAGAATACCTGAAGGCTTACCTGGAAGGACAGTTTGAGCCGGGGATGAGCTGGGAGAACCACGGCGAGTGGCACATCGACCACATCGTCCCTCTGGCGTCCTTCGACTTGACCGACAGGGAACAGCTTCTCAAAGCGTGCCACTACACCAATCTCCAGCCCCTCTGGGCGAAGGACAACCTGAGCAAGGGGGATTCGATCTGAGACGCTGGTGAAAATTTTTAGACCATTCCTTTGCCTGTCTCACACATCTAGGGTATGTTTGTTTGTCAGAGGCGACCCGGCAATGTGCCGATTGAGCCTCATCCAGTTGCCGGTCTGGGGTGAAAACCGGCGCTTTTTAACCAAAAGGAGAACGGCGATGAAAAAAGACGAAGCGATTCGGCTGATCGAAGAGATGCACGAAGACGTAGTGACCCGGGAACTGGAACTCCGGGCCCTCACAATCGAGAAGTGTGATGCCAGGGCCAGGATCGAGAGATTGGAGACCCTGCTCAAGGCACTGGAGACTCGCCCGACCCTCACGGACATAGGAGGGCTCCAGGAGAGCATCAATGCCCGGGAGTCCGAGATCGCCCAGCTCCGGCGGGAGAAGCAGCACCGGGACGCCGAGATCAATATACTCCGGAACCGGGCTATCGAGTTAGACCGCTACTCCCATGAACGAGAGCTGAAACTGGTGAAGGAGACGAAGGAGGCAAAGGCGAAGCTCCGGTTCTGGAAGGGGTGGGGCGTCGTCATCGGCATGATGGTCGCCAACGTCATCTGGTTCATCTCGAAGGTGGTCTTCTGATGAACTGGACCGACGCGGTAAACGGGGGATACGAGTCCTTAGCGTCCCTGTTCCTGCTCATCAACGTGATGAGGCTCCATAGGGACAAGGAGTGCAAGGGCGTGTCCATCGCCCCCACGGCCTTCTTTGCGTCTTGGGGATATTGGAACCTGTTCTTCTTCCCCTACAACGGCCTCTGGTTCAGCGCAATCGCGTGTGGGCTCGTGGCCCTCGTGAACACCTTCTGGGTTGGACAGATGATCTACTACAGCCGGAGGCAGAAATGACCAAGGATGAGCTTTGGAAAATGGTCCAGGACGCCAAGGCGGACCTGGCCGAGCGCCTCCACAATGCCCACTGGGGGATCCCCTGTCTTGCCTCGGCGTGCGTGGTCATGGTTGCCTGCATACTCTGGAAGCTGCTGTGAAATCCGACCACATCCAACTGGCCAGCAGTCTCATCTTCCTGACCTCGGCGTGCGTGTTCTTGGTCGGGAGCTTGATCGGGTTGGCGAGGGAGCGGAGGCAGAAATGACCAAGGAAGAGCTTTACGATTTATTCACTCGGGCCAGAGCGGCCCGATTAGTGGCCCGAGAGGCTTGGGACGCGCACATCACATCCCTTGGAGGCTACCAGACGGACTACTGGCGGAAGCTGGCCGAGGCGGACAAGATCACCGAGAACGTCTTGAACATCATCCGCGAGGAGATCGAGCGATGAACGTAGAAGATCTACAGCGTGAATTGGAAGAGGCCAAGCGGGTCCTAGAGATCGCTTCGAAGAACCTCACGGCCGCCAAGCGGTCCTACGACGAGGCCCTCCGGGCATTCCTGTTGGGCCGGCGGGAGCAAATCCACTCCTTCCAGATCAAGTTCCCTGGCAGGTTCCCCGAGGAGAGGAAGCCATGAAGAAAGAGCGTAGGCTAAAGGCAACAAAAGATCAAATTGAAGAGGAGCAAAGAAAAAAGAGAGAATGGTATCATGCTCAAACCCCCGAGCAGAAAGAAAGAGCCAAAAGGCTAAGAAAAGAGAACAGGCTCAATCGCTCTCAGGAACAGAAAGAGAAAGACAATAAAACACGCAGACGATGGTTAAAGGAACACCCAGTGCGCAAGATTTTTCTAAATATAAGAGCAAGGGCGGGGCGCAGAGGTTTAGAATTTGATCTAACGGAAGAATGGATCAAGACTAGGTTTGAGAAAGGTTGCGAAGTCACCGGCAGAGCTTTTGATTACTTAGTGCCTGGAGGGCGCACTATAGACACTGCGTCCATTGATCGCATAGATAGCACCAAGGGCTACACCATGGACAACTGCCGCATGGTGGTCTGGGGCTGGAACATGGCCTGTAGCACTTGGGGAGAGAAGGCTCTCTTAAAGATGTTTGAAGACAGGCAGGAGCAGGAGGCAACACCATGAATCACGTTCTTTTCTTAGATGTTGACGGGGTGTTGACGAAATTTGCCGAAAGCGCCGCAGAGGCATGTGAACATCCTGGAGCATCCATCGACTGCTGGGACTTCTTCAAAAGGTGGGGGCTCACTGAGGAGCAGTTCTGGTCAATCCTGGACTCGAAGGGGGAGCGTTTCTGGTCCGACATGCCCTTCCTGTCCTGGGCAGATGAGGTCCTGGCCATGTGTAGGGAGTATGCTGACAAGGTGGTTCTCCTCACCAGCCCCCCAAGAGTGGCCCATGCGTGGAGCGGTAGAGTCCTGTCCCTTCAGCGCAGATTCGGTGGACCTACGTTCAGGGACTACATCCTATGCCCAGCAGGCCACAAAGAGTTGCTGGCAGGTCCTGGCAGGGTTCTGGTAGATGACCGAGACGAGAACTGTGCCATGTTTCGAGCCGCAGGAGGCGAAGCAATCGTATTTCCTCGTCTCTGGAACTCCGGACGTGTGGTAGACTGTTGGCAGTCCTATCTAGAGCGCAATTTGAAACTATGGAGGCGGACATGAACAAGGAGCACGGCTGGCTTTTGAAGAACGGCGGCGGCGGATTCTACAGCGTGGATGAGGACGATTTCTTCGACACCCCGGAGGAAGGCTGCTTCTTCCTCTTCCAGGAGGACGCCTTTGATTTCGTGCAGGTCCTGCTGGAAGACGACATCAAAGTCCAGGTCGTCCCGGCCACCTGGGATGACGGCTACGTGAAGGAGGTGACGAAATGAGGACCAAAGACCTCATCAAGCGCCTGGAGCAGATCCTGCTCGATCTGCCGGCCGAGGCCATGCGCCAGGGCAGCGAGCTGGACGACCTGATCGAGGAGTTGAAGGCCGGCTCCAAGCCAAAAGTTCCGGCCGAACGCGGCTACATCATCGCTACGTGGGACAAGCACACCCTCTACTTCACCGGGACCGGCTGGGTGAAGGACCTTCAACTGGCCTACGTTTACCCGACGAGGGAATTGGCCCTGGAGTTTTTCGGTGGGCGCGGCTACGAGATCTACCCTGTCGTCCGAAACAAGAATGGAAAGTTAAGGAGGTTGTTCACATGAACCAGCAGCGCATCACCAAGTATCTGGAGGAGTTCGACACCAAGGAGGATTTCGGCCTTTTGTATGACTTGATCGAGAAGTTAAATCTCCCGCCGTAGGCGGCCCCGCGAGAATATGGGCTCATCATTGCAAGGGACAT